TGCTAAAGGGTGGCCCGAAGACCGATTTATAGCATCATGAGATGTTTTAGCCGATCTAGGCCGGCGGAATTTTGGTCCGCCCCATCCTGCACGTAGGTATGGTATTATGTTTGTTTAGGCAGGTATTCTCTGCGTCAGAATTTACGCTTCTGATTGCGGGTGCGTTCGCGCACCAACTGTTGCTTCCTAGACTGGAACCACTGTACCTGCATTCAAGTAGTTCAAAGTGGGACAGTTCATGAAGAAGTGCAAGGTGTAGTCAGCGCCCACACCGAAGTATCTCTCCACGGTTCCACTGCCGAGTGTTGTGACGCTGGTATCAAACGGAATCTCCATTGCCAGCCAGTCATAGACTGTACCATCATACGCGGGTTGCGTACTTGCAGCAGGATCGGTCGCTAGAGCGGGTGACGTGGACTGGAACTTGAAAGGCGAATAGCTCGGAGCACAAATCGCATGACCAGAAGTGGTCTGCGTGTGCGTCAACGATGTACCGCCAGCCGTCGGGGTGGAATACTTCCAATAGTTACACGCTTTCACGTTGTCATTGGTAAGAGGTCCATTATTCAAAGTCAAACTATAAGTGCCAAACAAATCATTGCGCCGCGTGACACGCGACGTTAACGATTGGCTACTTCTAGTTGGATGGAACACCCAATTCATGGAGCCTCGCTGCGCCAAGAAACAGTTCGAAATCAAATGCCACGGTGTTGTATTGACAAAGTTGAAGTCGAAATTGCTCAATGGAACAAGCACTCCCTTGGCCAAGTTCAAGCCATTCGGATCATACCCGTAATGAGCAGGGAAGCGAGTCTGGCTGAGACGTATGGTACCACAGGAATTTGATGGTGCTGGCAGCACAATCGTGTCCAATAGGTTGTGTCGCCGCATCAAAGTACGCAACGACTTCACACTCTCACCAAAGTTCACTAGCGCCCTGTGAGTGGACGCCTCTGAACTCGATCCCATCGTGTCGCTCATGGCATTACCCTTCTCGGAGTATTCCTCAGACTGGATGGCAAATGGCGTAAGATCTGTGGGGGCCGAAATGGGGTTCGCAAACTCCAAGTTTTCCGCGCCACGCACAAACACTTGCACGCCAACACTAGAAGCTGTAGTCGGTCCTGTCAACGCAGTGAGCACCTTCATGGAAATCATTCCATTGTGGAAAGTGTCAGTCAGGGAGGAAAAGGACGGACTGTTGCTTATGGACCAAATTGTCTGCTGATTACTTGCCAAATTGTAGCACCAGGGAAGAGCCTGCTGATATGGAATCCGAAATTCCACATCCGTTTCTGCTCCCAGGTCTACGATCTTATTCAGCACGAAAGGACCAGTGTCTCCAACGTTTTGTATCGACGCTGATTGCGGGTCGTAGCTAATACGAACACGCCCTTTGTGGAAGGGTGTCGCAATGAACTTGAACCGGAAAATCATATCTCCACGCCAGTTTCGGAAGAGGTTGCTGACCAACGCCGTTGGAGTGAAGTCAATCGCGTACCCAGTCGCATAGGTCAGTTGTGGCAAAACCAAACTTGTGAATAGTGGAGTGTCAGTTGGGGAGGCACTTGTCCACGATGTACCAACAAGGAAAGATTCCCGTTGAACAAACTGTGAAATGGCCAACTCGTCCTCACTATCCAAACCAGCAATGGCCGGATCAATGGACAATTCATTCTTCGCATCCAAAGCCAACTTATCGTGTGGATATCCGATCTCCGCAGAGGAGAGTGAAGGGAACGGAGAATTGCGAACTGGTCGCGTATCCTCAATCACCGGCACATTCGTGAAACCAAACAACTTGGCGATGTTCGAAACCGCACTAGCTCCAATCTCTGTTGCCTTCGCGAACCTTCCAATCGTCGGAACTTGCGAGAACTCCGACGCGGCCGCCGCAATCGCCGATGCGGGAGCTGAAACAACTCCCACACCGTACTCGTCGGCCTGCAGAACTGCTCCAACGGTGGGTCCCGCGAGCACCACGTCCTCCATCCATGCAAAGACCTGCACCGTCACTGACGACGTGGCACCATTCGCACTGGCTAGTGAATTGTACACAATCAAGTCGAGTGCACCCATCGCGTTTGCTTCAGCAATGAAGGCGGTCCGGATGAACGACTTGGGCCAGACAAACGGACAAGTGAACTCAGCTCCCTCACTATGCGCCGGCGTAATCCACACTCCTGGCATCTGCGAGTAGGGCATTAGCGCAGAGGGGAAAGACGAGGTCACTGTCAGACCCTTGAACAAGTGAAGAGGCCGGTAGACTGCACGCATCGAACCATACAAGAATGGTGAGGCATTTGTGACAATCTTCAGCTTCAAATTTCCGCGTATGAAAGCGTAGTTGCTCAACTTGTTCTTGATCGACGTGTTGTTCAAAAACTGTCCCCAAATAGTTTGGTTACTCAGTTTGAATCCAACCGGATCTGAAGGGTCCCACGTCAATGACTGGATACGAACGGGTCGGGCCAGAAACGATGCCAAATCCGCCGATGTCTGTGCATCAGCGAGCTCATAGTCCAATGGTGCAGTAGATACACCAACACTAGAACCTGTATTTGCATCAACGAAACTGGTGGTCACTTCCGTCGTCATCGCCATCTCGGGCACTGTCGGTGCCAGCAAAACTTCTTCTGCCTGCAGCACACAGTCTTGGGGGCAACAGGATTCGCGCTCTACAGAGACATTCCTCAACACCATAACATGGTCACAATGAGGACACTCGTAAGCGCAACGCCCGGGGCTTTCACCTGGGATGCTGTTATTTTTTATTTTTTGAGTACACACTCCTGTTTTTGTTTTTGTTGTTTTCGCAAGTCGTTTATAATTACAAGAGATGACTTAATCTACAAGTAAGTTCGCGTTTTCTAGGGCATCCCGAACCCTCACTCCTGAATAGGCGAACCCCCTGAAGGGTGGATTTACAACTAGTACGCACACTTGCACAATTTCGAAACGCATAACATTAAGCACACAGATCGCACCAGAGGGGAGACTAATTTGGCAGCACGCTGCGCGGGTGCTCTTCCTCACACCCTATCTCAGCTCCCACCACGTCTTTGGAGGCTGACCAAAATCTCTCGGCCAGCTCATTCCACGTGGGGAAGCCTTTGAATTCCAACTCCAATTCCAAGTTGTGTCGCTGAGCTAACGACCAAATCCAAACTCGCTCCTTCTCAAACTTCGCCATTCCATGCCAGAACCACTCGTTCAGCGCTGAGGTCATGACACTTGCCATATGCAACTCTGGCGACTCGTCGCCCGAAGGGTTGCAAATTGTGAGCATCTTGTGAATAGACGTCACATCAAGCGGTGCCACAACTGCACCAATGTCCTCATCCCATCGCCATGTGCGCTTGAGATACGCAATCTCACGGATGTGAATGAATGGCCTGGAGCAACTCTCCTTGTCAGCCATCGTGTATTCAACACCAATGTCTGCCATGGCCCGTTGAATTGCTGTATGGTTGAACCAGTCCGCTTCACGAGACACTCCCATGGTGTTGTCATCACCATACGTCAAAAGTCTCACAAACTCCTTGAACCTCCGCGCCTTCTCATACGCTGTTCCGGAGAATGGACATAGTTTGACGAACGCAAACCGCATGTACAAAGCATTGGCAATGCAGTTGACAATCACCGTGAGAGGATGTCCTGATGGATTGGAGCCAAAGAACTCCACCAGATCACCATCAAAGTTGACGAAGGCATAGGCTGTGTCCTCGGCAATGCAATCAATGACACAAAGCTGCTCTTCACTCCACCCGGCTGCCTTACACAGGTTCCTCAGCACCCTGAAGGCCAGCAGAATGATGAGCGCTTCCATCTTCTTGTCAAACTTCCCATAGTCTCCCGCCACCATGCGGTCAAAACCAAAGAAGGTCAAGAAGTTGAAATAACTTTGCCACTCCAAGGACTGCACAGTACAGCCTGGAGACGCCTCAAACACAAACGGATTCTCTTGCATCAACTTCACCACTGGCAGAAGAAACTGCCTGACAACAAAACTCCAGTCCGCCGGCGCAGCAGTGAACACGCGGATTTTGCCTTCGGCCACCTTCTTTGTGGCTCTAGGCTCGTCCTTGAGCTTACCACCAAACACGGGGCAGGCACGCTGGTTGTTGCCATACAACCGCTTGATGCGTGCTATGCGGTCCATGACCTCACGGTCGAATTGCATGTTGCCCTCGACTCCGTGCAAGTACGACTTCTTGGTCGTGTTGTAGGGTTCCCCCATCGACGACTTGAAGTTCATCTTGTCAATGAATCGCACACCTGCTATACCATTGATTGCTGCCTTGTCCGATAACGGCTCGAGCATATCGAGTGCTCCTTCTGGCAGCGAATCAAGAATGTCATCCGAGTACGCCTTCGCAATGGCTTTCATCATCGTACCACTCAACGATCCATATCGCTTCTGTGTCGAATCAACCAGTGCATGCCTCCACGGACGGTAATCACGCAGTATGGGAGCTGTGAAATCCACTGTCCAACCTCGCTCCTCCAGAATCTCCTTTCCAAGCAAAGTGGGACGGACCTTGGAACGTGAAGTGATCGCAAACCCTGCGTAACTTCCATACACATTGAGTGATCCCTCTTCTAACCAGCGGAGTGGAGATCGCTGCCTAAGCTCAACCAGCATTTTTGATCTACTGGGAGCACTAAGCTCCGGCGCCGAACACTGCACAACAGGCATGTCAAAGTGCTTAACTGCCAGGTCCACAACTTCTGTGTCAATCTCCGTGGCCCACACTGAACCATGACTATTTCCCAGAGAGTGTATGCCAACAATTGCTGTCACAGGCTGGTGCACAAACAAGGGGGATCCACAGTCACCGACCACCGTCGGTTCATCCGCAAACCCCGTCCACGTACTAAGAGTGGTTCCCAACTCAGGCACCTCTTTCAGCGCCTGATAGGTACACTTCACTCGTCGAATCTTTGTGGTCACTCCTTTAGTCCGCGTTACGTACGTAGCAGTATATGCTCCCTTCAGGGTCGGCAACCTAATCATCTTGCGAAGATCACGCTTGGTTTCCCAACTGTGAACTTCAAAAAAAGCTAAGTCCCGATCCTTAATGCGAAACACATCCTCCTGACGCAACTTGAACACAACATTTGAGGATGCTCCCTGCATGTGCGGCACTACGGACATCGTGATCTCCAAGTCTCCTTCACTGAAAAGTGTATGATTGTTAGTCATCCACAAGTGACCGCAAGGACTAAACGTGTTGCCCTCGCGCGCACGGATGCCATCAGAAACTTTGATCCGAGCAGTGTTTCGTTCGATTACCTTCGTCACCTGATCAAAGGACAAACTCGCAAAGGACGCGCTCATTTCGGAACGGTCTATGGTGGACGTCTGGTAGTCGTCGCGCTTCCACACATTCACTCGCTCGGTCTTCTCGAAGTGATCATCAGACACAGACTGCCGCAAGCCCTGCAATTCCGGCACCTTCTTGGCTGAAACAGACTTGTAAAGTCCGTACGTCGTGATCATCACCGTCGCTGCCGCAAGGCCACCCAAGACGTACTTCCAACGCTTGTTGACATAGCAGGACGTGAAAGCATTCGCCAGCCAAGTGTAGTACTCACTACGTTCTGAGGTGTACCAGCGGAAACCACGCAAAAGCAGGTTCCGCGCTACGGACCACTCCATGACATAGTTGGAAACCCTCCTCACAAACTTAGATCGCACATACGCTCGCAAGTACACATCTGCACACCAGTGAACAGCCCGAATCATGCGGCCATGATGACGAAGACCTTGGATGCGGAGCATTTCGGCAAGCACATCAGCCATCTCAACATCGGTCGTCTGAACCTTGACTTTGACATCCTTGGGCTCCACAACTGTAGTGGGCGAAACAAACTCTCGTTCCACCACCCCGGCTTTCGACACTGTCGTCAGCACCCTGTAGTTGTGTTCACCCTTGGCACACGGTGAGTATGCATAGGTCCACACACGATCATCATCCTCGACAACTTGAGTGAAACTATCTCCAAGCTTCAAGCCCGCACCAAGCACGTACTCATTAGCTTGCAGAGTATCTTCTCGCACCATCTCACACACACACTTGTGCGTGAGCAAGCGACAAACTCTACAAACTTCAAAGTCTTGCATGGCCAAAATGCCTGCTCCGGCTCGCGCCTGAATGCTCTCAAACAGGCTCATGGAGTCACCCAACCACTCGAAAAAGCGATCAGTTTCCGTAAAGGTCTGCACTTCATCATACGTAGCTTGCGAATCACCGGAGGCTACCACTCGCTCAACACGAATATTCCAAAAGTTGGGCCATTCGTCGATGATGGGCGGCAACTTAGCGGGGTCGATCATCTCTGGGTCGTCATCTCTGGCATACTTTCCCTTTGGTGTCACAACTAAGACAAATGGAAATCGACGCTGCACTGCAATCGGACACGAGAAATACGCATGCGCATTCAAGTGCCGAGTGTTGGTAGTAGCAACCACCATGCGAGCTCTCAAAGGATTCCTACCCTTGTCTTCCAAGCTGGCTTGGTTCGGCACGAGCGGGACATCGTTCATGATTTGGATCACCTCAGTGAGTGAATTGTCAACCACCTTGCTGTTGGGATCACCAAACGCAATGTCGTCCAACAAAATGAACCATTTCATGGAGTCCCAGCCTGACCAAAAGTCATCGCACGTGTTACGGGTGTACCTGTACTCGTCAGTTGTCGGCAAATCCCAGAACTTGCCAGCAAACTGATACAACATGCTCGTGAAAGTTGACTTACCAACACAAGTCTTGCCGTAAACAAGTAATCCGAAAGGAGGACGCCGCGATTTCTGTGCCTCACGGAATGTTGAGAGCTCAGCCTGCATCATCTGCATGTCATTGAGAATCTTCTTGATCCCCATGATCTCCATGCCCGCAGTCTGGTTACCATACTTCAGAATTGATCTTCCTTCATCAATACACTGTCGTAGGTCTCCCACAAACTTGTGATAACTCGTGCCTTGGGCTTCCAAATCTCCACGAAACTGGAACTCACGCTTGACCTTTTGACAGGCGTCAAACCACTTTGCAAAAGACTGCGGCCCATGTATGAATGTCTCCCACTTTCCTGTTTTGGAAAACAACAACGCACGCTGAATAAACAACGCAACGGTGTCCAACACAGTAGTCATGAAATTCACTCCAATCATGGGTGACGCCAACTCCTTCTTGCAAACGTACGCAACTCTCTCATCAATCTCAACTCCAATCAGCGAGAAAACTCCAAGGGCCACAGCATACTTGTACACTCGAGTGATTTGCTGGACCAGCGACGAATGCTGCAAAACTTCCCATTGAGAAATGAGGCTTCGCAGATCTGTCACTGACTTCAGCGTATCATCAGCACTCTGTAGTTGTGGTGTGAACAAATCCGAGGCAATGTCCGAAATCATCGTCGCTACACCCGTCAATAGAGACGAGCCAGTTCGCAACTTAATGAACACAGTCACTGCCAAGGCACGGTCGATGTTTGAGCCCGCGCGCATGAGCTGCAAGCAGAGGAGTGTCACATCCTCCACAAAGCTCAAAATCATCGGATCAGTGTACTTCTCAAGAAACACTTTCGGATCAAAGTTGAAGCTCTGCAGCTCATCGCGCCTGTCTCGTCGCATGCGCTTCAGAAGTCTGCCTGACACGCCCTCACTGGCGGACAGATCTCCCTTCTTGGTGCAAGGCAACGATCCAAGCTCTTTGGTGGCATTGTACCTTGGTCGGTCCAAATACTCCTTCGTCATTGCGAACTCACTAGCTCGCTCTGAAAAAGACTTAGACCAAGGCAAGGTGGTTTTTGCCCTCAGATTCGCAACGAATCGAGGGCTCACGGGAACTCCTACAAGCGTAGCTACGTCTGGTGACGTCGCGGCTTTAAAGTAGTTCTCGTGAAGTTTGATACGGACTGCATGCATGCCACCACGCATGCGCTGATGCACAACAATATGTGAATTATTGTGCACGCCGTATTCCCGCCAATCAACGTCGGCACGAACGGGTTTACCGAAGTAAGATACCCAATAAGTGTCGGCGCCAATGATTTCGTCCAACTGAGTGAACACATCGGGCGTCTCTCGCACGTGTAAAACGTGCGGACGCTCTCCGATCATCGCTACCACATGGTAACGGTAGTCATAGCACAACCAAAATTCATCACTTTCGGGACCACAGTCAAAGTGGGCCATAAATTGTCTCGTTGTTTCGTTGGTTGTATCTGGTTCGTGTGTTGGGGTGGGGCACGGGGGCCCCAGAACGGTGGAGCACTTCGCCCTCCACCTGAGCTAACCGAGCCTTCGGTCTTTCTTTGGTTTTTTCTCCTACTCATAATTGATTGCCAGGCTATCCTCGGTCGCAACTGCGACTGTAATATACCATCGTCTCCCTTTTAACGTAGGCCTTCATCGGCGCGTAGAGGTTGGGAAATCGAATTGCTAATATCTTTCTGACGGTGTAGACCATTGCAGGAAATAATTACCATTGAAACTTTTATTTCTTTTCTTTTCTTTTTCTGCTAAATATGGAGATCAAATGATCGCAAAATAATGAGCTGATCAATTTGTCGAAATGTATAAAATGCAGATTTTTCTGTTTTGGCAGCACGCTGCTGCTAAGTTACAGGACAAAAAGGGGGGGGGGTGCCATTTTTCTACTGGTGTTAGGCTCACCATGTTGCTTTCACACGGGTTGTGCTCCCGGTTGACTTTTTCTTAAAAAGCCACAAAA